CCGCATCCGATGCCGATGACGCAACCTTCCCGCTGAACAAGCCCGTACTGGTCACCCATGTGCGCAACGCCATGGCCAAGGCGGGTACCAAAGGCACGCTGGCTGCAGCTTTCGACGGCATTGCAGAACAATGTTTGCCTGTCACAGTGGTGGTGCGCGTACCTGATGGTGTGGGTGAAACCCCTGAAGAAAAGGCCGCCAGCCTGACCAGCAACGTCATCGGCGGCGTGGCGGCGGACGGCACCTACACCGGCATGAAGGCCTTGCTGGCGGCGCAGGGCAAACTGGGCATCAAACCCCGCATCCTGGGCGCACCGGGTATGGCCACCCAGCCGGTGGCCACGGCCCTGGCCACGCTGGGGGAGCAGCTGCGCGCCATGGCCTACTGCGGCACCTACCAGGACACCGTGGCCGATGCCATCCTGTACCGCGGCGAATTCGGCAAGCGCGAACTGATGCTGATCCATGGTGACTTCCAGCGCTGGAGCACTACTGAAAACGCCACCGTCGATGCCTGGGCCGAAGCCTATGCCCTGGGCCTACGCGCCAAGATCGATCTGGACACCGGCTGGCACAAGACCCTGTCCAACGTGACGGTCAACGGCGTCACCGGCATCAACAAAGACATCTACTGGGACCTGCAGAACCCAGCCACCGATGCCGGCCTGCTCAACGGTGCGGACATCACCACCCTCATCAACCGCGACGGCTACCGCTTCTGGGGCAGTCGCACCTGCAGCGACGAACCGCTGTTTACCTTTGAAAGCGCCGTGCGCACAGCGCATGTGCTGGCCGACAGCATTGCCGATGCCCATATGTGGGCCAACGACAAGCCCCTTCACCCCAGCCTGATCAAAGACATCTTGGACGGCGTCAATGCCAAGTTCCGCGAGCTGATTGGCGGCGGCTACCTGCTGGGCGGCAGCGCCTGGTTTGACGCCACGGTCAATGAAGCGCCCACCCTCAAAGAAGGCACTGCCTTCATTGACTACGACTACACGCCCGTGCCGCCGCTGGAAAACCTCACCTTCAAGCAGCGCATTACAGACCGCTATTTCGCTGACTTCGCGGCCAACGTCCAGGCCTCCGCCTGACTGCCCACCACCGATTAGCAGGAGAACACCACCATGGGCATGCCCAAAGTCCTGAAGAACTTCGCCATCTTTGCCGATGGCCTCAACTACACCGGAGAGGTGGAGGAAGTCACACTTCCCAAGCTCACCCGCAAGCTGGAGGAATACCGCTCCGGCGGCATGAACCTCCCCGCCAAAACCGATCACGGCATGCAAGCGCTGGAAGCGGAAATTTCCTCTGGCGGCTGGCTGAAAGACGTGATCCGCCAGTTTGGCGCTGCCGGCGTGAACTCCGTACCCATCCGTTTTGTGGGCGCAGTGCAAAGCGACGACGACGGCCAATACAGCGCGGTCGAGGTCTACATGCGTGGCCGCTGGGAAGAGATCGACATGGGCAGCGCCAAGGCTGGCGACAAGTCCGAATTCAAGTGCAAGGTCGCGCTCAACTACTACCGCCTCACGTGGAATGGTGAAGAACTGATCGAGATTGACGCCATCCGCATGATCGAAAAATTCGCCGGCGTGGACCAGTTCGCCGTCGTGCGCCAGCTGCTGGGCATCTGATGCCCGCCCTCCCCTGAATCCCGATTTTCCTGAAAGCCCCAACCATGCCCGCCAAAGACACCACCACCCAAGACGCTGCCACCCAAGCCATCGACTCGGCCCAGTCGCCCACTGCCCAGGACGACAAGATCCGCACCGTCACCCTGGAAGAACCCATCACCCGCCCCAGCGGCCAGCGGATCGAAGTCATCAACATCCGCAAGCCCATGGGCGGTGCCCTGCGCCGCGTCACCCTGTCGGACCTGCTCAGCCTGAACACCGACGCCCTGCAGACCGTGCTGCCCCGCGTGACGGAACCCGTGCTGGTCAAACCCGACTTTGACCTGATCGACCCCGTGGACCTGGTCAAGCTGGGTACGGAACTGGTGAGTTTTTTCGTGCCGAAGAAGGAGCGCAGCTAAAGCTCCCAGACCGGATTGAAGAGGCCATGGACGTGGTGGCCTTCTTCTTCCACTGGCCCCCGGCGGTCATGGATGCCATGGACCCCGCCGAGCTGATGCGCTGCCGTGAAAGCGCCATTGCCGTCCACAACCGCCTCAACACCCCGGAGAAATAAGCAGTGGCCGACCAAAACATGCGCCTGCGCGTGGTCCTTGACTTGGTGGACAAGGCCATGGCCCCGCTCAAGCGCATCGGCCAGGGCAGCAAGGAAACGGCGGCCACCTTCAAGGCTGCGCGGGAACAGCTCAAGCAGCTGAACCAGACCCAAAAGGATGTGGGCGGCTTCCGTGAAGCCCGGACCGGCCTGGCGGAAACACAGACCAAGCTCAAAGCCGCCCGGGACCAAGTGCGCCAGCTGGCTGGTGCCTTTGCACAGGCTGGGCCGCCCACCAAGGCCATGGCCCAGCAAATGGCCGCAGTTCGTGCAGCCGCCAACCAGCTGGGTGCACAGTTCAACGCCCAGCGCCAGGGTGTGCAGCAGCTGCGTGACAAGCTCAGCGCCGCCGGCATCAGCACCCGCAACCTGGCCAGCCATGACCAGCAGCTGCGCAACAGCATTGCATCCACCACGGCCCGCATCAAGGCGCAAACCGAATCGCTCAAGCGCCAGGGCGACCAGCAGCGCAAGCTGGCCCAGATCCAGCAGCAAGCGGCCAAGGGTGCGGCCATTGGCGGCGGCATGGCCGTGGCCGGCGCCGCGTCCATCTATGCCGGCAAGCAAGTGGCCCGCCCGGTGTCGGCGGCCATGGGTGCGTTTGCACCGCAGGAAAACGCCACCACCCAGCTCAAGGCCAGCATGATGAAGGCCGACGGGTCAGTGCCTCAAGAGTTTGAAAAAATCAACGACCTGGCCACCAAGTTGGGGGACCGCCTGCCCGGCACTACGGCGGACTTCATCGAGATGATGACCATGCTCCGCCGCCAGGGCCTGTCTGCCCAGAGCATCCTGGGCGGCACGGGCGAAGCCGCCGCCCTGCTGGGTGTGCAGCTGCAAATGCCGGTCACCGAGGCGGCAGAGTTCGCCGCCAAGATGCAGGACGCCACCCGCACCAGTGAAAAGGACATGCAGGGGTTAATGGACACCATCCAGCGCACCTTCTACCTGGGGGTTGATAAGGGCAACATGCTGCAAGGGTTCAGCAAGATGTCGCCGATGCTAAGCATCATCCGCAAGGAAGGGCTGGAAGCAAGCAAGATGCTGGCGCCTTTGCTGGTGATGACGGATCAGATTTCGATGGAAGGCGGTTCTGCGGGTAACGCTTTCCGCAAGATCTTTCAAGGTGCAATGAACACCGACAAGATCAAGAAAGTCACTGATGGCTTGAAAGCGGAAAAGGGCATTGATCTGAAGATGAATTTCACCGATGGCAAGGGGGAATTCGGCGGCATCGATCAGATGTATGCCCAGCTGGCAAAGCTGAATGACCTCAATACTGAACGGCGTCTGGAGGTCATGAAGGATTTGTTCGGGGACGACAGCGAAACCATTACCGTCCTGAACCTCCTGATCAGCAAGGGAAAAGCTGGCTACGACGAAGTTGTCGAAAAGATGCGCGACCAGGCCGACTTGCAAACTCGGGTCAATGAGCAACTGGGCACCTTCACCAACGTGGTGGAAGCCGCCCAAGGCTCTGCCACCAACGCCCTGGCCAGCATTGGCAAGGCCATGGCCCCGGATCTGAAAGATCTGGTCAACTGGCTGGGCGAAGCCAGCGGCAACTTCAACAAATGGGTGCAGGAAAACCAGCAGCTGGTGCGCTGGCTGGGCATGGGCGCGCTGGCCCTGGCCGCCTTCCTGGCCGCCACGGGCGCCCTGCTCATCCCCCTGGGTTTGATCGTCGCCAAGGGCATGGCCGTGCGCTGGATGTTGGCCCAGATCGGCGTCACCTCCGGCCCGCTCACCCTTCTGCGCGGCATGTTCACCTGGGGCGCCAAGCTGCTGCCGGTGCTCATGCGCTTTGGCCCTGTGCTGCTGCGGTTCCTGGGCCCCATCGGCCTGCTCATTACCGCGGGCATGCTCATTTACCAGAACTGGGATGCCATTGCGGCCGGCGGCCTGCGGCTGTGGACCGGCCTGGTATCCGCGCTCAGCACCCTGTGGAACGGCATGGTCAGCATGGTCCAAGGCATCTTTGCCGGTGGCGTCAGCGCCTGGCTGCAGGCCCTGCTCAACTTCAACCCGCTGGGTGTGCTGTGGTCCGCCATCACCATGGCGCTGGGTGCGCTGGGCATCCAGGTGCCGCAGCAGTTCATGTCGCTGGGCGGCTTCATCGTGGATGGGCTCATTGGCGGCATCACCAACAAGTTGGGCGCCCTCAAAGACACCGTGGTGGGTGCCGCCACCGCCGTGGCAGGTTGGTTCAAGGAAAAGCTGGGCATCGCCAGCCCATCCAAGGTGTT